TCATTCTGCTTCCTCCATTACTAATTCGTATCGGCTTTCTAGTTGCCAATAACTCTTTTTAGAGCTATCAGGAATCTTGTCATGCAAGTCAATACGTCGTAAATCGTAACTAATACCTTCCACAAGTGCTTCATAATCATAACTGTATAAAGAAATATTTATTCCCATTCTTGCACCTTCCCTTTCAATGGATTTATTCCCATCACCACATAATTTTCTTTTTGCTCATAATCTGTGATGTAGGTAACTTCTACGGTTATCTTCCATCCGGTATGTTTTTCCTCTTTAAATTCTTTTAAAATCAGGTAATCTCCAACTTGGAAATTTCTGTCATTCTTTCTAATCTCAAACGTTTTTCGCCCTTCTGCGATGTCCCAGAAGTATTCTGACAATATTTTTAGTTCATGTGTTTTACTCATTTGAGTACCTCCAACTTACTTTTTATCTCGGTCAGCAATTCCCTTACCATTTTCACTTCGTATGACAATTCTTCAAAACTACTAATATCTGATGTTCTGATGTGATGTTCAGTAAAGGCGTCTAAAGCTTTCTCTACAGTAGGAAAATAGCCAATATCACTATATTGTTCCGCTCCGTTTTTATCTGGTCCTTTTGGCTTTGATAATACATATTGATATTGACTGCTTCTAATTACGTAATCTTCGTTTATTTTAATTTTCATTCTGTCTCCTCCACTTCTTCAACAGGCACAGCGAAATCCCAATATCGTGTGTCTATATTTTTTATTTCTGATTCAGTGAATTTAGTTTTATACCCATCGAACTCCCCGTTAGTAGACATAGTATAGGTACCTGTTTTTAGGTTGAGATTGACATAACCGGAATAACTATCTATCGCTTTGATGTAATAAAGCGGTTCTTGCTCAACTTCATACTCCCCCATCCAAGCTCGTGCGAATAGTTCTTGATTAGACGTCTCCCACAGCCACCCACGCATTTTTCTATCTAGTGACAGTTCTTTAACCAACTCATCTGTATATACCTCGTAGTCAATTGCTACAGCGCGACTGTCTCCCTCATCTTGGAAGGTGTCGATTGCGTCAGCTACAAATTTCGGCAATTTCACAAGTTCGACTTTGCTAACTTGATTTTGTTCAAATAAATAATCTATTGATGGCTTCTTAGCTAATTTAACTACTATTTCATTTGTTACTTCTACAACTTGCGTTACTGCGCCTCGATATAACTCACTTCGCCAAATAACTTCTACTCTGTCACCTTTTTTAAATTTCATTGTTTTCCTCCTTCTCTCCGCCCTATTGCACTCTGTATCCGTTACAGTCTGAACTCGGTCACCTTTTTTGATTATATTCATTTAAAGCCGCCACCCTCATATTTTGCAATAAAATCAGAAACTAATTCTCCACAATTTCTGCAAACCACCACACGCCTTTCACCTTGTATCCCGTCATAGGATGTATCCTTAAATATCTCTTTATCCTTATGCCGACATATCTTTCTTAGCAGTCGATTTTTTCGAGTAACCCCTACCTCTGCAAGAGCTTCTTTTGTACCATCTTTTGTCATTCCGCTTCCTCCTAATCCAGTCTAATAACTCTTATCCCCTTCTCAGTCGTCCTTTTTCGATAAGTCGGCACATGAACCGCAAAATGGTTCTAAGTAACTTTTATGCATAGGCATATTTTTAATTATTAAATCTGCCATGCTCCATTGGTCCGTATACTTTAAAGCCAATAATCAAACTCGACCCTTATTCGTCAGTTAGAGGTTACTTGTATTTCAAATTCTATGATAAAGGGCAAGTTCGTGTAGGCGAAAATAAACTTCAAGTAATCACATCACGTAAAACTTTTAACTTCGATATAGTGGTACATGAAGCTCTCTACCGCCATTAAGTTTACCTACAAGATAGATTTGGTCAGGGTGAGCGCCGGCGTTAACATAAAAAAGTTTGTCCATATAATCAATTAAATGTTCTTCATAATCGAACTCGTCGGCAATTATGCTATTTGTTTTTATTAAAAGCTTTTTTATTGATTTTATTTCTTCCATAAGTTCCATATGATTCTGCTTTTTTTGCATTGACTTAAACACCTCCTATTTTTTTCTTAAAATTTACTAACAAATTGCCTGGAAAAATCTGTATTACCGATTATTCGAGAAATAATAGAAAAGTCATAACAGTACATATTAAAAGAGAATAAATCAAATAGGTAAGTGACAACTGCCTGTTAATAATATAAAAATATATATTTCCAAAGATTGCTGCTAATATTATTAATAAAAGCATGACTTTATTTATCATTTTGTAGGTCTCCATTTCACTTAAATTATTTCTTTCAATGTCGAAACCCATCGTCCCAGCAATCATCAACAATTAGCGGATTTTCTACGTTCATTGTCTATCACTCCTTAGAAGAATCAATGCAATAATCGTTATTAATTCAGCCATTTAATATCAGACTTCCTATACAGACCACAAATGCAATTAAAACAGTCAAAGCTAAACAAATCAATGCATATCTATCTGTTCTTTCAATATATTCATTTCCGTCCTCATCAATACTTATGAGCCCGAAAAATCGTAATATTTTCATTTTAAAACCTCATTTCAGAAATAATGTGAACCATCCGAGTAAAATGTAAATTACTGATATAAACATGCCGATTTGTAAGCAAAACAGATAAATTAATAATGTGTTTTCATGTTTTTTGATTGATTTTTTCATTCTCTTATCTCCACATCTGTGATATAATTAATTTAAATATTATTTCGTAACTCACAGTTTTAGTAAGCTCTAACTTACTATTTATAGCTGTGGGTTTTTCTTTTACCAATGCCGCTCAATCGAATTCGCGAATCTATGCTTGTACTTAGGTCTTTTCTTATATTTAATTTGATGATCTAAATGCCTTGATTGAAGTTCAACTAGCAAATATTTTCCAACCGATTTTGGAACGTAATTTGGGTCGTATTTTCGTATTTCAGCAAGTAGTATTTCGACTTCATCAATCATTTTCAGACCTCCTTATATACAAATTTTTTAATCAGCCAATCATTTGCTTTTACTGCATCGAATGCCCACGCTTCACGTTGATTCTTTGTAGCCCAGTTACTAAATTCTGCAAGCTCTGGAAAGTCTTTAATGTTATCTAACCACCATCCATAACTTCGTGGACTAGCTTGCGCAAAATCTTCTAACGTCCATACACCGTACAGGAAATTCACATGCCTGTTTTTATTTTTCACAGGACGACCCATTTTCTTATTCTCCTTTCTATTTTAATCAACATCTATTTCTAAAATTTCCGCAATTTCTTTTCTAACTTTCGATGCGTCTCTTTTGCCGTTTATGATATCTGATAAATAAGGATTGCTAATACCTAACATTTTTGCTAAATCAGATTGTTTCATATTTATTGCTTTTAGTTTTGCGTATACTGCAACCGCAAAACGCTGATGTTCTACTGACATGTTTTTGCTCCTTTCTTGTTTTGGTTTTCACGTGATATAATTATTTTTGATTGGAGGTGATTGCAGATGACTTTTTATGATTTTTTAATAACTTATTACCTTAGCGAAAATAGTCCTTTAGGCGATCTAGCTCATGATGTTCAACTAGATGGTAATTTCCCAACAGAAAGCAAAAGCGAAGATGAAATCAGGGATTATTTTTCTAATATTGGTACTCCTGGCTTCCAAGAGGCTTTAGATGAGGCGTTAAATTATTTTAGAAGACTATGACAATTCTTTTAACTTTGCTTAGGTCAATTTCCGGTGCTCCATACTTAGCTTTAATTTCATAATTTTTGTAAAGACCGACTTCAATTTGTTGAATGTTGGTTTTTTTTCTTTTTAAATATCTTTTGTTCACCTCTCCATCACTCCTTTCTATCTTATTAGCTAATTATTTAGCAGATTGTTGACAAAAAGAACTCTATAGAGTACTATATAAACATAGCTAAACAAGCCTTATCAAAAGCCATTAATCGTTGGGGAACGAATTTTATATGGGGTTATTTGTTATCTTGTTTAGCTAAATAATTAGCTTATGAACATAGTATAGTACTCTTTAGAATAATAGTCAAGCGTTTTTTATTCTTTTTCGTACTTTCATATGTTTCTTTGGAGGGAATATTGACATGACTACGTTTGAAAGGGTAAAAGTGTTAGCAGAAAAACAAAAAATATCTCTCAAAGAACTGGCATTAAAATTGAACATGGGAGAAAATGCTATTTACTCATGGAAAGTAAAAACACCTGGCGCTGACAAATTAAAAGCAGTAGCAGACTACTTCAACGTCTCTACCGATTATCTTTTAGGGCGTACTGACAATCCGCAAATTGACTCCGACATCCCGCCGGAAGCAGCAACTTTGGCGGCGCACATTGATCCCGCTGCCACAGAAGAAGATATGAAAAAAATTCTTGAATATATTGATTTCATTCAACAAAAATATAAATAAGAAATGAGATGTATGTATGTGGTTAGATAAATACAGAGAGCGATATCCTGAACTAACTATCATTGAAGACAAAAATATGCAGGAAGTTCACAAAGGATTATATTATAATAGTAGAATATTCTTAAATCCTCAACAAAATGATGTTGAAATGCGTTGCACTTTAGCGGAGGAAATTGGACATCATCATTTGACCGTTGGCAATATTATTAAACAGGAAACAGTTAATGATAGAAAACAAGAAAAACTTGCGAGAAATTGGGGTTATGAATCACTTATCCCTTTGCGTAAAATTATTGATGCTTATTATGAAGGATTCACTGATTACTACGAAGTTGCGGATTTTTTAGAAGTTACAGAAGAATTTTTAAAACATTCTATAGAATATTATAAAAGTAAATATGGTAACACTGTTGAGTGTAACGGATATGTTATCATTTTTAGAAGTAGTATACAGATTATTGCTTGTTAGGTATTTACACAAATGTGTTTATATAAAAATTTAATAAAGGGAGAATTGGGATGAAAAAATTATTATTGTTAGCAGGTTTATTAATTGTTTTTAGTTTTGGCCTAACAGCATGTGGAAATTCATCTGATAGTGCAAAGGAAGAAAGCAAAGAAGAAAGTACCTCTACCACAAATGAGTCTGAAGATTTGACTGAAGATGAAACAACAATGGAGGAAGAAACTGATAGTGGTATTATTGATAGTGAAGACTATGCAACATCTTGGAGTGAAGATTGGAAAGGTTTGCAAACAAAAATAAGTTCAGTATCTGTTTTTAAAGTAGATCCTGCTAAACTTGAAGAAGATGGTGAGGAAGGCGAAGGGCTAGTTATTGTTAATTATGAAATTAACAATACTAGTAAGATTGATTTCAATACTTATCCTGAACAAGGAGTATTAGTTACAAATGGCGAACAAATAGAAGCTTCAATGTTTGAAAGTGACGATGTTGGTGGAGAAATAATGCAAGGTGTAAGTAAAGATGGTGCAGTAGTATATGTTTTACCAACACTAAATGATGTATCTGATATAAAAGATATACGACTAACTTGGTCTGCTAGTTATGAAACAGATAATTACGAAGAAGATTCATTTAAAGATTATGATGCAAGAATAACACTTAAATAACAAAAAACGCCCTCCCCGCAAGAGATAAGCGTTTTCAAACACACACATAGGAGTATGCAAATATATTTTAACATAGTTTGCTGTACCCTTCAAAAGAACATACGTTCCAAATCAAAGAGGTGGTGCTATTAATGAAAATTAAAAAGTTAAAAAATGGAAAATACGCCGTTCGTTTGCGCATCAAAGTCGACGGTGAATGGAAAGAAAAGCGTTTGACAGATACAAGTGAAACAAACTTAATGTATAAAGCGTCTAAATTATTAAAACAAGCTGAACATGATAGTAGTTCTTTAAAAGAGTGGAAATTCAAAGAGTTTTACGAATTATTTATGAAAACTTTTAAAGAAGGTAAAAGTAGTCAATCAACAATTAATTTATATGACTTAGCTTATAATCAATTTGTTGATTATTTTGGCGAAAAAAGAAAACTTAATTCCATAGATGCTGTGCAGTATCAACAATTTATTAATCATTTATCTGTAGACTATGCAATATCCACTGTAGACACCCGGCACCGCAAAATTAGAGCGATTTTTAATAAAGCTGTCCATTTAGGCTACATGAAGAAAAACCCAGCCATAGGCGCTCATATAAGCGGACATGATGTGGCAAAAACAAAAGCACAATTTATGGAAACCGACAAGGTTCATTTACTATTAGAAGAACTTGCAAATTTTCATTCTATATCACGAGCAGTTATCTTTCTAGCAGTGCAAACAGGTATGAGGTTCGAAGAGATTATTGCACTAACAAAGAAAGATATTAATTTCGCTAAACGTTCTATAACAGTCAATAAAGTGTGGGATTATAAGTACACTAATACATTCATTGATACCAAGACAAAAAAGTCACGTGTGATCTATATTGATAACTCCACAGTTCAATATTTACAGTCTTATCTCGCGTGGCATTCTGCTTATATAAAAGAATATGGTATAAAAAATCCACAAATGTTATTATTCATCACCTATCACAATAAACCAGTGGATAACGCATCATGTAATAAAGCGTTGAAAAAGATATGCAGTACAATTAATTCTGAACCAGTGACATTGCATAAGTTACGACACACTCACACAGGACTATGCGTTGAGGCAGGCATGGATATCATTTATGTAGCTGATAGACTTGGTCATGATGATATTAATACAACATTAAAATATTATAGCCACCTAAGTTCTAATTTACGTCAACATAATCAGTCTAAAGTAGATGCTTTTTTCACACTAAAAACGGATGAAAATACCACAAATTTTGCCACAAATGCCACAAAAATAACGGAATAA